CTGAATGGTTTTTTTGAAGTACTTCAAACTCTTTATGGATTGATTCAGGTATAGCTATTATTTGTTGACGTTGCTTTCCTTCTTTTTTGGGTCTTCCTCTACTCATTTTAAAAATCCTCCAGTTCATAAATTTTTCCATAAGTTATCATACAAAAAGGTATTAACATTACTATGCCCATAAATGCTAATGCTTGTATTCCGATTAACTTTTCTCCAGTAACCCATATAGGTCTTGATTCAGTAAACTCAATATCAAAACCTACACCACTTCTAAAGTTAAAAGTTAAATGAAATCCTAATAGTTTAAATGTCATGCTACTTCTCCAAGTATTTTATTTATTAGTTTTTTTCTTTCATTATTATTTAATGATTGCCAATGATAATAATTAAGTACATGTTTACAAATATCTTCTTTGTTAAAACCTAACTCATGTAACTCTTTAATTTTATCTTTAATAAACATTATGCTACTTCTAAAAGATTGTTATTTTTAAATGCTTTTCTAATTAAATTTTGTCTATTATTTTTAATTGAAGCTATGTTAACTTTACCTCTAGTAGTAGTAGCATCTGCATGAGTAGACCAATCTGTTAAAGCATTATAAACAGACCAAAGATTACTACCTAAAGTTGGTTTATATTTATTTTTATAAACATTCCAAACATATTCTAAATTATGATTTTTTCGTTTTAAATTATTTAAATTATCTTGGGGATGACTGTCTAATTTATAATCGAATTTTAATTTAGAATTCGTAACCTTTACAAATAAATCCCATGCTTTATCATTTGTAATAATAGTTTTACCTAATTCAACCCATAGCTCACGTTCATTATTAAATATATCTAATGATTTACATATAAGGTTAGCACCATGCTCAATGTTTAAAGACTTTGTATGTTTAGCTTTATAAATACCTATACCACCAGTTATAAACACTTGTAAGTTAGTACAAGCATGTTGTGTAGCGGCAACGCTAATCATAAAGGGCCATGTTTGATCATAAGATGTTGTACACAACAAACTTAAAGATGCTTTATCGCCATCACAAGTTTCATAAGTATGAGCAGGTAAATCATATTTAACAAAAAGCCTAGATCCACTATGACTTGTAGTAATTTGTTCTTTGATTCCTGTTATATTTAAATCAGAACGCTCAATAATATTTCTAGTATTATCTATTAATGCTCTTGGTTGTACTGGTACATAGTTATTACCATGTACTCCTAACTCTTCACCAGTATCAGTTCTATATAATACTGACTTAGAACAAGATGCTAAAAATGTAATCCTAGGTTCTTTTTCTGCCATATAACTTAATCCTCTTAAGTTAACTTTAAAATCAGCAGATCCATAACCTTTATCTCTAAGTTCATTCATACTGCTTTTATACATATGTGTTACAGTCATTTTACTTCTCCAGTTGATTAAAATTCTTTTACTAATTTAGATTTTACTTTAAATCTTCTTACTGCATCATCAGCTATTATAAATATGTGTTGCCACTTATAACCTTTCTTTACTCTCCAACCATGATACCAACCACCCTTCCAAATTCTTACAGGTGTGTAACCTTTTTTAATTACTTTTTTATATGTTGGATTAACTATCTTATATTTAGAATTAGCCATCAGCTTTCTCCACTAAGTCATGATAAATATCATTTAATCTTTGTCCTATTTCTTCGATATATTTTATTGTAGTTTCATTAACACCTTTGTTTCTAGCAACAACTTTACTGCCCACAACAATACAAGAAACATTCCATATTTCTTCTGCCATATTATGTAAGTAGTTACTATCTTCTATTGGTAGCTTTGAGTCTTTATGCTTTTGTAAAATGTATTCATTAAAGTCTACAATGTTTTTAAAGTAATCGTTTGTCATAATATTTCTCCAAAAAAATGGGGCATATTTCAGCCCCTAAAGGGGATTTAAACTTCTTGTTTTCTTTCTATAGACATTTTTTCTAAGTCTTGATTAGATAACACACCAGATATTTGTACCTTATGTTGTAACCACTCAAGAAAAATACTTTTAACTGATGAACGCACCGTAAATTCTTTATAAAACATTGATTCATCTGCTCTAAATTTTTCTATAATATATTCTATGCAGTCATCTAATAAATCATCTCGGTCTTTTATTTTCCATAAAAATATAATTTCATCAGCTAACATTTCATATGCTTTTTCTGATACTTGACAACTCATGGTTGTATCTCCTTTTCACATTCTATCCATTCTGTATTAATAATATCTGGATGGTCAAACTCATAATAGCAATCTCCCACGATGCATTCTGTATCGGCATCATCTTTGACCACTAATTTTACTGTCGCATACATTATCTTAGTCATTTGTTTTTTCCTTTTTGTTTAGCGGTGGTAGAGGATGTAAACTACAAACAATCTGATGAATTAATTCCATGATATGTAATCTTATCTCAGAGCATTTCATAAAACTGGAACCTTCAACTCCAGTATATTTATCTACAAGATTCTCAATATCATATGTCAAAGCATTAATCCCATTAGAATTTAAACTAAGTTTATTATCAATGTTGTTTTTTTCATCAATGTATTTATCTAAAAATTCAGTTATGTTATCCATATTTATCTCCAGTTATCCATTATGTTTCTGATATGACTCATCTTTTTAGCATGAGCCACAGATAATTCAACAGGTGTTTTAGTCCCATCATCGTTAAGTCTAAACTTAATTTCGTCTATGTAATTAGAGCCAATGTCTGGGTAGTAACCGTTTTGGTTTAGTATCTTAATATTTCTGGTTGTGCCTTTGAGGTTGTCATAAATTTCTGCAACTCTAGGCTCATGGGATAGCATCGGGATAGCAGTAAGTTCTACCATATCCCCTTTTTTGAGGTCGTTATGTTCGATATACATATGTTTCTCCAGTTGTTAAATTATAGTTTATTTAGTTTTATATTGCAAATTAATCCTTTTTATATCCATTAACAAAATCAATGTAGTTTTGTAGGTAATTAGAAAAGTCATTATTATGATTAAATAGATAATTAAACAAATTAATTTGTAATTCTTGTAATCCAAGTAAGTGGTCAACATCTTTTCTAAGATTTATGTATTCTATATTTGTAGATGGTACACTGTTGGATGTATTTTTTTCTAATGCTTCTAATCTTTGTTCAAAAGTTTCTGCTGAATTATCATTTTGTAGTTCTGATAATCTATTATCTAAATCGTTATAATCATCTTTTAAATCGTCATATTTAGATTCCATATCCGACTCAAGATAATTTACTGAATCTTTAAACTCTTCTACTTCATATTCTATATTTTCTACAGTATCTTTAACTTCTAAAATTTTATGGTTTACATCATCGTGTAATCCATCAAATTTATCACTTAATTCAGAAGTAATAGAATCTTTATATTTATCTAACATATCGTTTATTTGTGTTTCTGCTATTTCTACTAGTAGCATTGTGTTTTTATCACTCATATCATTTCTCCAGTTTTTAAATTAAATTTAGTGGCTCGTTTCAACCGCTAGGTGAGCCAAACCTAGTAACTGGGTCGGAGAACCCTCGGTCTATGTTAAGACACATCTTTTAAGTAAACATCTATTTTTTCGGGTTTCATCCCTTGCTTTATCAAGTCATCTTTAAACTCTTCTGGCTGTGGGACTCCCCATTGAATATGTCTTTCGTTATCTTTGTCATACCATTCTACACACCAAATCCAAGGTATATAGACTTGTGTATCTTCTTCTTGAAACATCTTTATTCTCCTGTTAAGTAATTAAAGTGGACAGCACTAACATGATTACCATCTATCCATTTATTGGATAAGGTTGCTAGATGGTTACACCATTTATCCCATAGAGTCTCAGTACCAACACCATGACATAAATCTATGTAGTTTTTAATCTTTATGTTATTAAGCTCTAAAGCCTTTGAAGTCTTTGGTTTAGGATTAAGTCTTAAATCCTTTGGATCAACACCATATAACTTAATATTATGACTATCCATACAACCAACTAAACCAACACATAGCTGACAGACAAACCCTGCTTTAGCAACTCCAAGTCCTCTAACTTTTAAAAAGACTTTCATAAGTGAGAATGCTTTATCAGCATCGGACTTACTAGAGTTAACAACAGCCATCATCTGGCTATAGATTTTATGTTTATTAGATTTTAAATATTTGTAGGTAGATAACTTGTTGCCCCAAATAAATCTAGATGATTCACCGTTAGCTCTAGCATCTACCATTTGATCACCAACAGACCACCAAGGTTGTTGGATACTTAGAACTACCATGAGTACAACATCAGACATATTATCTGCTGATTTTTGGGCGTAGTTCTGACAGTTTACAGCATCAGTTCTGTACATAAGACTCTCCAGTTTTGTTAAATTAAAGCTAGTTTTGTTTTCCCATAGAGGACTAGCAACCCCTATAACTCTATGTTTTTACTTACAAGAGTTATGCAAGTTTTGTGACTTGGAAACCCCAAGCCCAATGGCCATTAGTTAGATTTATTATACATTCTCTACCTCTTACAAGATTCCAATGTAACCAATCTACATTATCTCCATATTTTGTGTTAGGTTCAACAACAGTAATAGAATCTACCTCTGCTAGTTTTTCAGTCTCAGAACCCCAAGAGCCAGACCACATAACTTTATCACCTATGTTTAAAAAGTTTGTATCACTTGATTGCATCGTTTTTCTCCGTTTATTTAAGTTAATTTAAAAAGAAGTCGTAAGGACTTCTTCTTTTTAAAGTAACTAAATAGTTTTAATTGTTACCCATACTAATAACAACCAAAAACAAAATACAGTTATTAAAGCTATTTGGAATAATTCTTTACTGCTAATTCTATTTCTTTTTTTCTTACGCATAAATCTATCTCCAGTTAGTTAATATAATCTATAAAGACTACTGCTAACAGACAGCAATAGTCTTATATGGATTATACTAGCCTTGTCTATCTAATTCTATAAGTGCTAGAGAATCTTCTATTTCTTGAATAATATCTTCCATTACTTGGCCTCCAATATTGTTAATAACTTAGTTAAATTAGATTCAAGGGCAGTCATCCTTGATTCTAAATCTTGTGCAACGCTGACTTTTGAAGCCGTAGGCTTTTTAGCTTTCTCAGGCTTCTTAGCCTGTATAGACTTAAGGAATTGCTTTGGGACATCTTTTCTTGTAAAGAAATCTGTGGCTTCGGCATGAGTCATCTTCGATGAATCGTAGAAGTTATTCAGCACGGCATAGAAGACTTTGTTTAGACCATATCTTTCTGATGGGTCTTTCGCCTTGAGATTGGCAAAGTGACAAGCCACTCCGTAGACTTGTTTGGTCGATGCTATTCTGTTTGGGTCAATCGAGTTGAATGTTGCTGTCATTGTCGTTCTCCTTATTAGTTAATTTATAGCCTTTAAAAAAAGCTCATAAGAGCTTTCTTTTTTTAAAGGCGTTATAAATTAACTATCTTGGTAGTATTTAAAGTCATTTTAAAGACTTTAAATACTACCAAATTTTATTGAAAGATATAATCTTTCAAGGTTTTTGGCGGAGCCAAACAAAAGTTTTCAAGTTGTTGAGTTTGCTAGGTTTTGAAGTATTTGAAGAATACTTTAAAGGACTTTTAAGTCTCTCTAGTTTAGTAAACTAGGTTGACGGTCTCCAAAGACTTTAAAGTTCTTTAAAACTATGGAGTTTTGGCCTCTAAGACTTCTGAGACTTTAAAGTCTTTATAGGTAGGCAGGTGGCCATGCCCCCCTCCCCCTATATATACTCAATCATATACAATTTTCAAAGGATTAGATGTAAACTAGTTTAGCGCGGAGTCCACCAAGGTATTTTCGGGGGTAGGTAATATATGTAACCCGGGGGGCTACATAGTTAGTATATAGATGGATTAGCAATTTGTCAAGAAAAACTTGACAAAAGTTGTGACCGTATGTATACTAGAGTATATGAGTAATAAAGAACTAACAGAAAAACAACAATCTTTCTTAGATAATTTAGTTTTTTGTAAAGGAGATGCTTCAAAGGCCGCTGACATAGCCGGATATGCCCCTAATAGCTACACTACTGTTGTAAAGTCTTTAAAGACTGAAATACTAAGTTTAGCTGAAGGCATACTAGCTCAAAGCGCACCTAAAGCCGCTTTAAAGC